ACGTCACCCTCAAGCACTTCAAGGTGTCGAGCCGCTTCTCGCCCCTCGACGTCAAGATGTATGGCGCTCAGTTCCTCTCGAACGCCTTCGTCCCGACCGCCGCCAACGCCCTCGCTGAAAAGTGCCTGGCTGAAATCGGCGCGCTGATCACGAACGCCAACTACGCTTCGTCCGTCGACACTGGTGCCGCCCTGACCTACGCTGAAGTCGTGACCGCCAAGGGCGTGCTCGACGCCGCCAAGGCCGCTGAGCCCCGCGCGTTCATCCTGAACAGCACCTACGCCAACGGCCTCCTCGGTGACGCCACCATCATCGGCAACTCCGTCCTCGGTGCCGGCATCCTGACCTCCGGCCAGATCGGTACCCTCGCCGGTGCCGCTGTCTACCAGTGGAACAGCCTCCCGGCGAACGCCGAAAACCTCGCTGGCTTCGCCTGCGGCGCTGACGCTATCGCTGTCGCCTCGGCCCTCCCGATGTCCGAAATCCCGGGCTTCGAAGTTGCCAACGCTGTCGACGCCGACACCGGCCTCGGCGTCCAGGTCCTCATGGGCCAGGAACAGAGCGGCTACTACAACGTCACCGCCACGCTGCTCTTCGGTGCCGCTGTCGGTCGCGCAACCTCCCTCCACCGCCTCAAGACCGCCGCCTAATAGCGGTCCAAGGTTCAAACGAGGCTCCCAGAAATGGGGGCCTTTTTTGTGCCCCCTACCAATCCGGGCAAGTATAGGATGAGCCTCTACGGAACCGAGCTGACCAACGATGCGAAGGAAATGATCGCGGACTTCGGCGTGGCCGGGTCGGCCAACTCTGGGGCCATCACCTTCTCCTGCCTCATCTCCGACCCCGCCGTCTCGACCGTGCTCGAAGCAGGGGGGTATATGGAGCGGACCCAGTATACGGTCAGGCTCCCCGCTGTAACGGCCTCCTGGAGCCAGCCAGACGGGTCTATTGGGGCATCGGCGGCCCTACTGTCGGCAGGGGTGCCCATCGCCTCACTTGCCCAGGGGAAGAAGATTGTGGCCGGCGGGAAAACCGTCCGCATCACGACCCAGACCTACAAGCCCGGGTCGGCATGGATCACGCTCGTCGTCATCGACGATAACCAGTAATCCCTGTGGTAGAGGTTAACATCCCTCGGAAGTCCCTGTCCGAGTTTAATGCCATGCTGACCATGGTTGCCAAAGAGATTGGCATGGATGCCCAGAGCATGGTCGCAAAACAGGCCATGCTTATCTGTGCCGACATGGCGACCTTTACGCCAGGTATGCCCAAGGGAGGCGGGCAAGGTTTGTCAAAGGAAGCCAAGGCCGCAGGGGAAGGCGCCGTGGCCGGAGACATCCGTAAGATTTTCATCGCTGTCGGGGACCGCAACATCAGCACCCAGAAGGCTATCGTCTTCCGAAACCTAGCTCACGCGACACAGACCAATAACCGCCCGCTGTTCGATAAGATTATCAAGAAGTCCCGCATCGAGACCCTGCGCATCTCGCCGATCATGACGAAAATCCTGAACGACCCAAACTATGACCGGGCGTTCCTGAAGGCTAAGAACTACCTTAACCGCGTTCCGCTGGCCGTAAACGAATACGGCTTCGACTACGCCAAAGACCTGCGGACGCACCACAACCGCGTTAAGGCCAAGTTCGGCGGACGCATCGGTCGAGACCAGCGCATCGGCGAACCGCGTCTTCTGGTCGAGTCGAAGCAGGAACTCGATAACTACATCAAGGAGCGTCAGGCCGCCGTCGGTCGAACCAAGGCTGGTTGGCTTCGTGCGCTTAGTATGATCCCCAAGCCTCTTCGGGCTAATGTCGCCAGCGGGAACTTCGGCGCCAAGCTGCGGAACGCCGGCTGGATTGCTCGCCACGGCGGGTCGGGTCAGGCTACGGCAAATTACACCGACAAGAACGCTCAGGTCACCATTCAGAACTTCATCGGCAACATCAACCAAATCGCAGTAAAGGCGGATACAATGGCTCTTGCCTTGGGTAACCGCGTCAAGCAGATGGAGTCGGACCTCGAACAACACATCGCCCGCACCAAGCGGAGGATGCGGCTCTGATCACTTGTCCCCGCGGACCCGGACGAACACCGGGTGGCGGAGGGAACCGTTCGGGGTCTTCATCTGAAAATCTACCTCGGCGGTCTGGCCGATGAGCTGAGAGCGGTCGGCGAGCAGGGCGGTCCGGGTGGCGTTATCCATGCCGGTGCCGACATTGACCAGGCGGCGTCCGCAGCGCACGACGATATGGCCAGCCATCCCGGAGCACTTGCCCGTGCCTTCGACCACGTCCACGATCTCCGCGTCAGTGGTGTCGGCGTCCTTGACCTTGAGCCAAGCCCTGGAGCGAAGGCCGTGGGAGTAGGGGGCGGTCGTATCCTTGACCATGGCACCCTCGAAGCCTTCCGCAGTAAAGCGGAGGAAGGCGTCCTCTGGGGTGCAGGAGACGCTTGGGATAAGCAGGAGGGACGTAGGGTAGGACTGAGCAAACAAAGCCTCCAGAGAGGCACGGCGGGTGCTGTAATCGCCCTCCACGGAGGGAAGGTCGAATAGCCAGACCCGGGCATCGTCGGCGGACTGTTCCGAGCGCAGGGCACCGACCGAGGTGAAGAAGGACTTGCCGGACACGGCCTCGCCGTCGAGCAGCCAGACGCCGTCCTTGCCAGCCAGGAGGTCGAGGACCTCGTCGGCCAGATGGTCGAGGGAGGGCATCGGGTTTCCGTTGCGGGTCTCGAAGCGCACGACGCGGCGGGATAGGTCCGCAGTGATCAGGACGCGGAGGCCGTCGACCTTGGGCTCGCAGACATAGGACGCAGGGGTCTCGCCAGCATACAGGCGGGCCAGCATAGGCCCACGGCGAACCTTGGGCGTGCGGCGTTTGGGCTGACGCGGAACCGCATCTTCGAAGATGGCGAAGAACACGGCAAGTAATGGGTCCTGTTGGCAGAGCATCGGTGGAACTCCTGAAGCAAAAGCCTAGCCCCCTACCTCGTCAAGACCCTTTCCCTCCCAAAACGGGCAAAGGTACAATGGGCACGAAGAGCATCCGCCACATCGTAGAAGCCACGCTGGCCACCTACCTATCCACCCAGACCGGGCTGACCACCGTGGCCTTCCTGACCGGGGACAGCGCCGCGACCCAGACCCTGCCCAAGGCCGTGGTCCTTTGCGAGTCCGCCCGCAGCCCTGCCGACCTACCAGAGGGCGAAGGCAACTTCAGCTGCTCGGTCCGCATCACCCTCTTCTCGAACGCCGACGATACGACCCTCGCCGATCACCGCGCCCGCTGCGCCGCCCTGTCCGGCAATATGCGAGACCTGACCAGCATCAAGGCGGCTTTCGTGACCTCGACGGACGCGGCCTGCTACGACGTCACGATGCAGTCCGAAGACGAGGGCATCGACGAGCGCTCCTGGGCGACTTCCTTCTCGTTCGACGTGCTGGTGGTCCTGCCCGCCTAAGCCAATTCCAAAGCCTGCAATTACAAATGGCCGCCATCTCAAACGGAACCACCTGTATCTACGGAGTCGCGGGTACTGTCACCAACCTCTTCGTCCAGAGCTACAGCCTCTCGTCCTCCTTTAACGCCGAGGCCACTGTGGTCGACGAGACGGGCCTGACCAAGACGCACCGCCTCGATGACCGCAAGTCCGAGATCACCATCGAAGGCATCGCCAAGACCTCGACCATGCCGGCCCTCGGGGCCGCCCTTTCCTTCACGGTGAACACCGCCTCCGCCTATCCGGCTGGCTCTGCTTCCGTGTCCTTTGTCGGCACCATCACCAAGATTGACGACAAGGGCTCGAACAAGGGCTTCACCGCCGTCACGATCACGGCGATTGATTACGAAGGCATCACGCCTGCCTAATTGACACCCCCGAAAAGGGGGCAGTCTAGAGGACAGTGGATCGCCGCTTCCTTAACGCTCACGTCGACCCGGCTCCTTTCAGGATTCTGGGTCGAACTCTTTACCCATGGTGCCTCAAGTATCGGGTGCGCCTGATGGCCTTCGACTCCCCGCTGGTCACCGGCTCCCGCGGCGTCACCCCTGCGGACCTTATCTTTGCCTGCCAAGTATGCGCCGAGGAGCCGTTGGGCGACATCGGCTGGCGGGACCGAATCCGCATCCTTGTCCTTAACCGCAACTCGATACGCTTTGAGCGCCTGCTTAAAGCCTTCGCGGAATACATCCTGGTCCAGGACTGGCCGAAGTTTTGGGAGCAGACTAAGACTAAGTCAGGGGGCGGCGACAAGGGGGTGCCTTGGCCGCTAAGTATTGTCGCTAATTTAATTGCGTCAGGGGTGCCAGAGCAGCGGGCGTGGGAGATGCCTGAGTGCCAGGCCATCTGGCTGAACTCCGCCCTGGCCATCCGCAAGGGGGCCGACGTGGCGATCATGTCGCCCGAGGAAGAAGCCTTCATGGCCGAAGAGGAAGCCAAAGACAAAGAGGCAGCCGCGGCGGCTGCTTCCAATCCTGCAAAGGAAAGCACCCCTTGACATGGCCCAAGACCTGACAGTCAACATCAAGACGACCTCCGACGTCCCGCAGGCGATGGACAAGGCCAAGTCCGCCACCGTCTCTTTCTCCAAGCAGGTCGAGGACATCCAGAAGAAGTTTTCGACTAGCTTCAAAGACATCTTCCTAGGCTTCGCGGCCCCGATGGTCCTCATTCAGGGCGCGATCAGCGCCATCAGCGGAGCCATCGAAGATGCTAGGCGCAAGGCTCAGGAAGGTTTGGACCTGATGGCCAAGGGCGACAGCATGTTCTTCTCATCTCACGAAAAGCGCATGGCCGCTTTCTTCAAGGAACGCCAGGAGCGGGAAAGGGAAAGTGAATCAGCGAAGGCCGGACGAGCTGAAGTGACCAAACAATTCCTTACGCAGACCGAGGAAGGCAAGAAGTTGCGAAGGGAACTGATCAGCGAAAACCTTGGCAACTATCTCATCAACCCCCTGTTCACGACCAATATGTCGAAGCAGGAAGACGTGCAGAAACGTGCCTTCGACATCTGGTCCCAGTCGCCAGAAGGCAAGGCCGCGGCCCAATGGGAAGACACCCAGCGTAAGCAGAAGGAGGCCGCCGACCGCACCAAGAAAGAGGAAGAGGCCGCAAAGATTAAGACCCCGACGACCGTTCCAAAGGACAGCTTGACCATCCCTGGCTCAATCTCCGGCAACGTGATCGGCGTCGGCGCCAACCCGGTCGTGACTGCTCTTCAGGAACAGCAAGCCATCGCCAAGGCATCCTTGACTCAGCTTGAAATTATCGCCGCTCAGTTTGGCTACGCCGCCACCTACAAGGACGTCACTGCGTCAGGGGCTACGCCAAGCACTCCCGCCAACGCCTCGCCTTCCCGCGCCGCCCTTCTAACTAAGAAAAAATAACCATGGCTCTCGTCAAAAACGGCAACGCCCTCACGACCAAGTTCGTCCAGCCGGGCGGATCGTACACGAACGACGGCTACGGCCTGATGACCGCCCGCGCGACTTACATCGTCGACAAGACGGTAGGCGGAACCGCCGTGGCCACCGGGCAAGTGCACCCCGAATACGCCGACTTCTTCGTCCACAAGTTTACCTTGGCAAAGGGAGCCCTCGAAATCGACACCATCGAGGCCGAGTACGTCGGCATCCAGTCTGAGGTCGGTAGCCGCACCCGCCCGAACGTGACGGCCTCGCACGGATTGACCTCGGAGCACATCACTACGCACCCCAACTTCTTCGGCCCTAGTGGCATCGCCGGAAACGGCACGACCTTCGTCCGCTCGACCATCGTTGAAGGGGAATGGGTGGGCGGCTCCTTCGGCGCTCACTTCAAGGGCAACGCGACTAACGCCGGCGGATTCACTGGCTTCAAGGATTCCACCACCGCGGCAAGGCAGTACTACTACGGGAAGACGCACTACCTTTCCCCGATCACGTCCTTCTCTGGCACTATCTACACGAAACTCCTGACCGACGTGGCCGTCATCAAGGCCGCGGTCGGAAAGACCTCTGCGTCCAATTTTTTTGGCGTCGTAAAGCTTCTCCCTGACCACCTCGGAACCTCGTGGACTGAAACCGTCAAGGGTGGCTCCCGAAACACCATCATGCTGTCGCAGGCTTCCTTTGAGGACTATTGCGTCCCGTCCGGCTCTGACCCGAAGATCGTGAAGATTAACTACGAGATTAGGTTCAACCGCGAAGGCTACCCCGCCGAAGTCTACCCCACCGCATGAACATCCAACCCGGCGCAGGCTACGGCTTCAACTCCAGCGGCTACGGCATCAGCCTAGACACGTCCGAACCTTTCAAGGAAACGACCGCAGAGACCTACCAGCAGTTCCAATGCGTGGTCTTTGCTGAAGGAGAAGGCGCAGCGACCAAGTTCTTCCTGAAGACCTACAAGGGCGTCTGCAATTATACCTGGAGCCTGTTCCCGTTTAGGCCCGAAGATACGGGTGGCGGTGTCGGCGGCACTTTCTTCACTTCAGAGAAACAGGCACGCATCATCGACTGGGCGGTCTACGCCAACGGCACGCGCACGGCTGGCACGGCTACCGACGGCCCGGACTTCGAATGGATGGCGGGCAACGGCAAGATCGAACTGCCTGTCGGCGCATCGGGGAAGTCCGTCCTCGTCACCATCTCGAAGATTGATTGGTGGGACCAAGACGGATGGCACGCCGCCCGTCGCACCATCGACGCCGAGAAGCCCTTTGTCGCGGTCTTCGACGCGGCGGACGTGAACATCGCACCTATCCTGCTTCAGCAGGGAGGCACACAATGGATTGCCAACTCCATCTATCAAAATGCCGGAAATGTTACTTTTAGCGGTCCGTACCCGATGAACATCGGTTACACCTATAAGAAGATCGCTCAACTGGACTGGAACGATACCACCAACTCTTGGGACGTGACGCAGTATCTGGTCGGCCCCATCGACCTTCCGATCCAGCATTTTCTCCCTACTGTTTTTGTCGATGGCGCTATCGCTCCGACGCCTACCCTTTACGAAGTCGCCTTGGCGAATGAGTTCGACTCATGCCTCAATTATGCCTGGTTCGAAGGGATGTGGGCCTACCCGGGCTACACGATGAACGCGTCCGACTGGTGGTACGACATCGTCAACGCCTGACCCTTCCAATCGGGGCAAGGTTAAGACCCGATGAGCTGCACTAATCAAGTAACCGTCTCGCAGGGTAACACCTTCGCCTGCACCTTTACCTGGACGCCCGGGGCGACGGGTCCGGCCAACCTCCTG